GGTCAGTACTAACCGCTTGAATAAAGCAGGAACTGCATTTGGTATCAATCAGGCATTTAATGCTGGTAACCTATTAATGGAACTTTAGTAGGTAGTAAACAATATTTTTCAACTATTTCAATTTTAATAAAATGGCAAAAGGAAATTTACAAGCATTCAGGGTAGAACCCAAGGCAATGCACGAGCTGATAATCATGCCGATGTTTGGAGACGTTTTGGACGATGAGACAGGAGCAGTAACAGTTCCATCCGACGAGGAAGGTGACTGGATGATTTTGGATGATGTGGTTTACCAACGTCCTATCATGGATTTGTTTGGTGGTCAAAATATCTTAAAACGTAGGGATNCAACGTGTAAGCTTATCTATTCTCCAGTAGGTAGATTGGGTGCAAGATTTATTACAACTGAAAAGTTATATGCTGCAACAGAAGATTGCCAGGAAGAATTTTACCAAAATGCCTTTTCTGATTACTCTCAAGAGAACTTCGACATGTTTGCACAACATGTGATGCCTATCATGGAGAAAGCAGTTGCAGCAGACATTTATACTAATAAATGGTTTGGTGATATCACAAGGGCATCTGACGTGAATGGAATTTGGAGTTGGAATAAGTTTGATGGCATTTTTACACAATATGGTAAATACATCGCCAATGGTACTATTCCAAGTGGACAGACTTTTACGATTCCAAGTGGTACGTTAACTCCTTCCCAAGCTTATAATGCATTACAGTCTGCCTATGAAGCACAGGATGGTATCATGCAATATTTTGATGATAACTTGAAAGCATTCTATGTTGACAAGAAATTGGCAAAAGCTTATTGGGATTATCTAGTTCAAGCCGGGTTCACCGTTTTAGTTGAACGTATGCAGGGTATACCTGTTCCAATTTTGGAGTTTGCAGGTATTCCTATAAAGATTAAGAAATGGGATGGTGCATTAGCTGCCTTGAATAGTGGTACTGAAGCTCATGCTGTAATTCTGACCTTACAAGGTAACTTCCTTTATGGTTGTGACAGCAAGTATGGTGGTGGACCAGAAAGGAACGAAGCAATCCGCATTTGGTGGAGCGATGATTCTGGAGTATGGAAGCGTCAGATTCATTTGAAAGCTGCAACAGAAATTGCTGCACCACAGCACACTGTATTTGGTATAACTGCTGGTGCATAATCATTGATTGAAAAGGTTGGAGTAATTCAGCCGATTAAAATAAAATTTTAAAATTTAACTCATGTTAAGTGTAAACATTAAAGGATATGCACCAAGTTGTACCACATCTGTGGGTGGTGTAAGTACATTATTGGTTGGGGATGCATTAGATTTCGACTGGACTCCTGGTACTGCCAATACAGACGGTAGTGCTTCTGGTTATTCAGCAGTATCATTAAGGTCTGGAGCAACATCTACAGGTGGTGCAGGATTCTATGAGATTATCTCCTTACAGGATAGTATCGGAGTAGAAATTGCACAAGCTAACTCGGAGTTTGCTTCATCTGCCTACGAATATACGATTACTGCCAAGGCAGCACATCTTTCACAGTCAATGACAGACTTTGCTATGAAGATGGATACGGCTTCCATTTGTGGACAGTTAGTATTTGTTTGGGTAGATAACGTAGGTAACATATTTGTTGCTGGTGAACGCAGTGTTGGTGGAAACTTCATTCCAAAGTTCAGGTTCAAGATGGATGGAAGTAAGTTTAGCAGTGGAAAGAAGTTTTCAGACTTTAACGGAGGAGAGCTTTCTTTCAAAGCATCGTATTTAAGAGCTCCATTCCAGTTCACAGGTGGTATCAGTGCTATAACTACGTTACAATTGGGGTAATTAAATAAAGTTTTATTATGTCTATAAAAGTTAAAGCCGAACATGCTCACCGTGTGTTCGGCTTTAATAATAGTGGTAAACCCCTCGGTGAAAGAGATGATTGTCATTTGCTTTATGCAGATGCTAAATATCACAACATCACTCATATTTTGGAAATGTTTGAAGAGGTAGATATAGATACAGAACTATTGGAAAGGGGTGAACAATTCATTAAAAGGCGCAAGCCTCCTGTAAATAAAAACGGCAATGGAGGGAAAAGAAAAAAAGATTCAAGGGAAGTCACCGAAAGGTGATAACGGAGGAGAAGGAAGAAAGCTGAAGGTAGAAAACCGTATCAGTATGGATCCTCACGACCCGATACCTATCAACTATGGAGGTAACACCTTTAGAGTTGTTTTGGGAAAAAAATACCTTCCGTTTCTTGCCGGCAAAGACAACTTTCCAAATCTGCTTTTAGAAGCAAGGCTTACAAGTGTTACTCAAGATAGATGTATCAAGAATATAGTCAGAGCTGTAATCGGCAATGGCTTATCAATAAAAGGTGTTGAACCTGATAAGATAGACCCTGCTTTTAAGGAGTGGCTTAAATGTGTAAATAATGACAACGAGACTTTTGATTCATTCTTAAGTAGTACACTTGATGGAGAAAGGGCTTTTGGTAATCAGTTTATTGAATTGGTGAGAGGATCATTTGGGAAGCATAAATTTTTAAAGGTTTACAATAAGAATCTACTATTTTGTCGATTGAATGAACCTGATGATTATAGTAATCCAGTTGCTGTCATTCAAAGTAAGTTATTGGCCAAGCAAGGATACTTACCCATTCCACAAAATGCGATTTCTATTCCATTATATAGTAAAAATATACTTGACCAGAAGAAATGCTGGGTTACAGTAAAGAATGCGGATGGTGAACATACCATGATCCATTTCAAGAATAAGATGAGTGGGGTAGAATATTATGGACTTCCTGATAGCGTTGCTGGTTTAAGATATCAGGTATTGGAAGGCAAGGCTGCACAATTTAACCTTGACAATCTGGATAATAATATGGTTCTTGGTGGAATGCTGATATTAAAGTCAGCCATGACATCTGAAGAGGCTGATGCTCAGGCAAAGGAAATAATGATGACTCATATAGGAGAAGGTAAAACAGGTAGGATTGCTGTTATATCAAGTGAATCAGGTTTGGATGATGTTGAGTACAAGAATTTTGAGACAAGCAAGGATGGTAGTTTTATTGAGTCTGATAAGATGTATGAAAAGAAAATCATTGGGGCAAATGGTTGGAATGCAGTATTGATAAGTGTAAATGATGCAGGAAAGGGATTGACATCTGGAGGAGATTATATCCGTTCCATTTATGACATGATAGAATCCATGTTATTGAATCCTTTGCGTAAAAAGCTCATTGACGAAGTAGTTAAGCCGATTATTGGAATCTGGGCAGATTGGACGGGTAATAATGCCGTGTTGGAATACGAGTTTGAGTTTTTGTCATCAATGCCTTTCTCCTTTATGGGAGAACTTGATCCTTCCACTTTTATGCAAGTAAATGAAGCACGGAGTTTGGGTGGCTTACAGCCCGATAGCAAAATGGATGGTGTTTATATTTCTGAAGTATCTAAAAACAATAAGAAAGATGTACAGACTAAACCGACTGCCTAGAAATGTTTTGATTGTGACTGACGAAGTTATTGCACAAGGGCCAACGGATGCGAATCCTGACCCAAGAAACCTTTTATCTGCTATTCAGATTGCTGAAGAAAGATTTATCAGACCATTGTTGGGCAGACCATTGTATGATGATTTCAGGAATAGGAAAAACACATTGGTGACAAGTGCTAATAATTCCGCATTGACCACCATCATTAATGAAGGAATTAGCGGTACTCAACTAGTATTGAATGATGGCGATATAATCAATGCAATAGAGTTTGTTGAAAATGAACATTATGTTGATTTATGGAACGAGCATTTATGGAAGCTGATTGCAGAGTGTGTGGTTTATATCGCATCACCCACCAATTTCAGTAGGCATACTGCTGCAGGTGAAATGGTGAATAATCCGAAGAGCATTAGTAACGAGGGGAGTGGAGCTAATAGTGTGGATTTGCCTGATATGAAATGGAAGCTTGAACAGATGTTGCAGAATAGGATTGATCCTTTAGTTGCTTCATTGAAAGAGTATATGTGTGAGCAAAGAGGGTATTTCCCTTTGTATAGAGGCGAGTGTGGAAGGAATGAAAGGAATGGTATAAGCGTTGATAGGAAAACTGCCTGGGTAAATGTTTACAAAAGAGATAAGAGAAGGGAGAGTTATGATTCTGCAATGGATTGGAATAGAGATTAATTAACTTTTAAATAAAATTTTATGCAAAAGGCACAAGAAATTGACACGAGTAATGTTTTTGGTTCAGCTAATTCAAATGACGGGATTAGAGGATTGGATTTATCTCACAAGCATTTAGTGGCACAGGCAAAAACTGTTGCAGTTGAACCTATAGTTGCTCAAAAAGAAGTAGTAAATAATCCTGATGTAAATTCGGAAGTTACACCTGTTACAGAAATTACTCCAGCAGTTGAAACAGTAACAGAAAATACTCCAACTGAGACAAAAACAGAAGCAAAAACAGAAACTACAGCTAACGAAACAACAGTAGAAAGTGCAACTACAACAGAGGAAACTCCTGTAAATGCTTCTGAACCATCAGCACCGGTATATACTAACAATGTAACATTGGGAGCTACTCATACAGAAGAAGCTGCTGCAGAAAAGTATTAAGCTTAAAGATGCTTTTTCATGGATGTATTAGAAACAATAGATGTCACAAATGTATTCTGGACAGATGGAACGAACAGGATAGAGATTATAGAAATCATTTTGGAAGGTTCTTTCATTCAACCAAATGCAGGTTTAGGAGCAAATGACGGATTCGAGAAGCGACTAATTATTGACGATACATTATTAGAATTAAACGGTGAAATCTTTTCAATATAATAATTCATGGCTACAATTTTTACAATAACAGAAGTCGGAGACAACTACGAACTAGCTGGTAAAAAGATAATGGTTCATGATTTGACCGCAATAAATGGACAGACAACTTTAAAAATTGATGCGTCCTATTTTGCTCATAGATTGGTTTTACCAGAAGGAACGGTAAGTTATTATCTTCCTGCAAATACCTTACTAAAGGCGCTATGGTTTCAAGGTGGTTCTGCTGCAACAATTGGAGTAGGAACTTCTCCAACAACAAATGACCTGTTTGATTCGGGAGATTTAGCAGAGGATGGGGATTTAGTTTTTGAAGGAATCAAGCCATTTAGAAATCGACAATTGATTTATTTCAATGGAGTGGCGAGTGATACTGTAACAATAATTTTTAAATAAAGAATGATGAAAAAAATATTTATAGCACTATTTATCTTGATTTCAACAGTTGGTATGTCACAAACTCAAGTAGATAGTCTGAATGCAAAAAAAGTATTTAAACTTAATGGCAAAAGGGTGACTGCAATAAGTAATGATACTACTCTTTCACATGCAGACAGTAATAAGTTGATAACAGAATATGCTGCAAAATATCTTATTACAATAAATAGTAGTGGGGGATCTCAAGTAAATAAAGCGGATAGCGGTATTACTTATATGACTCCTACAGAAGCTGCTAAGTATGCTTCATTATGGAATAAGGTTGGCAATGACGTTCGTTATGATAGTGGAATTGTCATAATTGGAAAGCAAGATTCTACCAACAAAATGTTACAGGTTTGGGGAGGCGCAAGTTTTGCAGATAATAATGTTCTGATAAATCAATATGGGGATATATCTTGTAATTCTTTTGGCTCAATTAATGGCACATTTAATTTGGATGCAGATGGTAGAGGACAATTTGCAAGTGAAAATATTTCATGGGATTCTATAGGTAATATTACTGCAAATAGTTTTATTAAGAATGGAGGTACTTCTTACCAATTCTTGAAAGCGGATGGAAGTGTTGATTCAAATACATATCTAACAACAAGTGCATTATCACCTTACGCTACTACAAGTAGTGTAAGTACAGCCCTTGCTGGTAAAGAGCCAACAATAACACCTCCTTACTTAGCAGGAAGGTTTTACAATGGATTTAAAAATTTTGTACTAATAACAACTGATTCAGTACCACAAGGTATCACAAATAAATATTTCGTTGCTGCTGATACTATTGGGCTTGCAGGAAAGGTAAATAAAAGTGACAGCGGTTTAGTTTATACATCTGTTTACAAGGAAAGGGCTGATAGTGGAACATTAGCAGCTGCTATCGCTACTAAAGGGAATGGTACAGTTACAAGTATTACATTAGGGTCGGGAATGACAGGAAGTAGTGGAACTATAACCACAAGTGGTGCAATTGCAGTAGATTCAGGAAGTGTTTTGATATTAAGTAGAGATAGAGCTGCTGCAACTTATGCCACAAAAAGTAAAGTTCTCGCTGATAGCATTGTTTTAGCAGCTCATGCGGATGCTGATACAACTGGAATTCGCCCACGATTGGTAGCGGGAACTAATATAACTATTGCAGGAACTTATCCAAATTTGACAATTGGGAGTAGTGGGGGGAGTAGTAGTTTAAATAATGGACAAGTAGGAGTTGGTAACAGTAGTAATGCGTTGAGTGGTAGTAGTGCATTGACATTTTCTTCTCAGGTATTGAATAATTTTGATACGTTACCTGAAATAAGACTTACTACTGCACAAGATTCGTTTTATAGTAGGATACAAAGGAACTATACTAATCATACCACCTATTTAAAGGCACAAGTGAATCAGGCGGGAGGCATAACAAATGCGATGAACTTTACCGGTACGACAAAGTATTTTTCAGCAGCTGAAACAGGATTGCCAAATGGCACTAAACCACAAATGAGTATTTCTTTATGGTTTTATGCTGTACCATATCCAACTACTGCTCAGAGTAACCAAACGCTAGTTTCATACGGAGTAACTACTAATCCATTCACAATAAATTATACTAACTATAATAATGCAATAAATATAACAGTTGGATTATATTCAGGAACTACAAGTTTTGATATTGGTGCACCTGGATCCGTTCTTACAAACGCATGGAATCATTTAGTTTTTACATGTGATGGGGCAAATATTTATGTTTACTTAAATTCAAACCAATCAAGTTTAAATACGACAAGTTTCACTATTAATCTAGGAGGTACATTAAGTAATAGAATTGGATGGCAGAATAATACATCTAGTTTTAATAGTACTATAAGTCAATTATTAATATATAATACAGCTTTAACTCAAACTCAAGTAAATTCTATATATAATATGGGAAATGGTTCTCTTATCATTCCTTATTCAGGATTAATTAGACAATATAATCTTAATTCAATAGTTTCATCATCTACTCCTGATAGTAATCCTAATAGTTCTACTCATTATGATGCAACTTTAACAGGATCACCGACTTTAGTAAGTGGCGTAATATTATCATCATCAACTATTACTGAAGGGATTCCTTTACAATATCAAGATGGAGTCAATGCAAATGAAATGGGTACAGCATATTTTGGCGATGCTAATTCAGGAACATATTTAAGAGGATTATCTATTAAATGTCAAGAAGGTTCATATAATCCATTTATGATAGGAACAAATAGGAAATGCTATATAAATTCTTCAAATACATCATCAACTGCATTAGGTCTAAGTGATTTAAGTATTGCTGGAGGGGCAGCAATTGGAGCAACTTATAGCACAGGTACAGCAGCTCCCACAAATGGATTAATAGTTCAGGGTACTACAGGATTAGGAACTGCAACTCCTTCATCTTCTTATATATTAGATGCAGTAGGTAATGCAAGGATTACAGGGACTTCGACAGTAACAAGTACAAGCACTGCTACAACCTTCAACTCCACAATTGCCCCTACAGCCATCACAGGTGCAGGCGGTTCGGGAACTGCTTACTTTTCCGAACCATTTCAAGGAACTGCTACAAATGGAGGTTATAAGGAAATAATGATTTACTTGAACGCATTTGTATCGAGTGGTGGTACTACAATAACTTATTCATCATCTGGAGGAATAGCGTTCACCAATACGCCTTATGTTTATGGTACTGCCTCCTGTATTAGTCAGGTAGGTACTCCCACAGCTACATCAATTACAATTACTTCATCTACAGCTCTTAACGGGTATGTATTTCTTAAAGGCAATTAATATTTATAATTATGAAAAAGATTCTTTTCAGTTTATTGCTATTGGCAATGTTTACCACTTCCAAAGCGCAGTTAATAACCACGGTTGATACTAGTTATCATCCTATTATTGATACTTTAGTTCATGGCTCTACTTCATGTAAATTGAATGCTATCGCTATTCCTTTGAGTAATGACAGTATTGTGAGTATCAGTATTAATGGCAATTTCAATAATCATTTTGATTTGGAAAACGAAACTATCAATCTAAGTAGTGCAAGTGGTAAGATTCTGCAAACCTATAACTTCACCCTGCAAGGGCAGAACTATACCGATGTGCAGAATAATGGTACTGAGTCCTTATTTCAAGTTGTGGCTACCTATCTATATCAGAATTACGGATTTCGATTAATTTTTAAATAATAATGCGCAATGGAACAATGGCAGCAACAGATTCAAAACACCGTGGCAAACATGGAAAAGAAACTAGACCAATTATATTCAGCTGTGGTTGGCAATGAATTGACGAAGGAAGGTGGTTTCAATCAGTTTTTTGAAGACCATGAAAAAAGGATTAAGAATTTAGAAAGGAGAGAGATAGAATCAAATGATTTCAATAAGAAAATATTGGTTATTTGGGTTACAGTATGCACAGTAGCTGGAGTTGTTTATGCGTTAGTTGATTTGTACTTAAAGTCAAAAAGGTAGAATGATAATTATTCTAAAAATATTGTATGTCTTTGGCTGTATGTTTTTAGGATATTTCGTTATGGATAATAATTTTTATAAATTTAAAAAAGGAAATAACATGAATCAGTTTTTATTGCGTTGGACAAGTCCAAGCCCATTATTATTTAAGAGAATTACAAGTTTATGTACTGCTCTAGCTACTGCTGGAGGTGGAATATTAGGTATTCCATCAGTAATGGCAAGTCAGGGTATTGTATTGGCATTACCTGAAATAGTAACTAAGATTGCTGGATACATGATAGCAGCTGGAGTAGTTGGTGGTATCATAAGTAAGATAACTGTTGAAGATCCTAGTCAGTTGACAACTACCACTTCAGTTACAGGAAAATAGTCTTTATATTTTTTATTCAATAGTGTAATTAAAATAATTACATTTGTTTTGTTGCAAGAAATAAAATGGCACTAAATAATGATTCAACGGTTTTTATAAGCGGTGATCCGACTAATCAGGATGCCATTGATGAAGCTGCTTTCTTCCTTAATAAAAGAGGATATAAGCTTTTCAATAATGACAATAAAACCCTTCCAGAAACGATTGATATGATTATGCATTGTGATGCTATTTATATGGTAGAAGGTTGGGAAAAACATCCTCATTCGTTAATACAGAACTATGTGGCTGTTACCTTGGAAAAGGAAATCATGTTCCCATCAGATGGAATTTTTGTACAATAAATGATTAATATGAAATTGTCAGAATTAGAACCACAGTTTCTTAAAGTTGTAGATGACCATACTTTTAAGTGTGTGGAAGATATAAATGAAGCGGACGGAATAATGTTTTTATGCCCAGTTTGTATTAAAGGAGACAGTCATCATCATAGTATTAATTGTTGGCAACCGCATGTTCCACAAACAGTACATCCTATTCCTGGTCGTTGGAATTTTTTAGGTAATGATTACAATGATTTGACTTTAAAAAATGGGTCATCTTCAATATTGATAAATGGGGGATGTAAAGCACATTTTTGGATTACAAATGGAGAGATAATATTTTAAATTTATAATAATGAAAAAGATTCTTTTATACTTATCGGTGGCAATAGCTACTTTCTTAATTGCAAACTATTTTACTGGGTGCAATGTGGTAAATAAGTCACGTAGTGTAGAGCATTCCAACGTTGATAGTGGAAAAGTGACAACTTCTGATAGTGCTCATGTAATTAAGAATGATAGCAGCTCTACATCTTCAGAAGTGAAAAGCGACTCGACTACTGAAAAGCATTCTAAGAAGAAAGAAATTACTATTAAATTCGATACTACACGAAAGTCATTCAGTCCGGATAATCCTTATAAGTTCGACATTGGAGGTACTACGATTTCTACACCTCAACCTATTCAATCGGCTACAATTGAAGATAATATCGAAGATGACAGTTCATCTACCATTAAAGGCAGCAATTCAAAGGCTGTAGAGGTTAAATCGCTTGATAGCTCTGTTCATAAATCTTCAGACAGCACAAAGGTCTTAAAAACCTCAAAGACTGTTAAGACGAGTAAGGAAAGTAAAAGTTTCCCTTGGGAAATTACTCTTATTGGAATCTTAGCATTACTAGTGGTAGGCTATATTATTTACCGTAAATACTTTTAAAAATGGCAGACAAAATACAAGCCATCAAATACATGATGTCAATTGAAGGTGATGAATGGGAATTATCACCAAAAGACAATGGTACCTGGACAGGGGGAGAAGTTGATTTAGGTGAAAATATCGGAACTAAGTTTGGTATCACTGCACAGGATTTGGCTAAGATATTAGGTAGAACACCAACAATAGATGATATGAAGAATCTCACTATTGATAAGGTAGTATCATTCCTTGAACCTACTTATTTAATACCCATTAGAATAACTGAAATTAAGTCACAAGATAAGGCTAATAAACTTGCTGAAAGTGGTTATAATGGAGGTGTTAAAACTGCAATAGGTATGATTCAGGAGGCTTTGGGTGTACCTATTACTAGAAAGATGGATGATATTACATTAACTGCATTAAACAATTTATCATGAAAAAGATAAAAGCTACTGATATTGGCTTAGTATTTATTTTGATTAGTTACTCATTATTATTTTGGGTACTTCTTTCTTCTTGCAACAACGGAACAAAAGAACATCCTAATATTCCAGAAATGATTGCAAAGTCATACTATGATAGTTTGGCTAAAAAGGATAGTTTATTACTAGTTTACTGCATAAAAGAAGCTAATCGAAACGATTCAGTTTTAGCAAGTGCAGAATTCTTGCTGAAGGTTTATAATGAAGAAAAATCCTTAAATAAGAAGCTAAAAGATAGCCTATTTGAACAAAATTACAGAATCATTAAGGCAAAGCATTATATCAAGATAGTCCAAAAGAACCCCCATGATTTAGGTTTCTTGGTTGGATGGCTGACTAATCAATGTTTTAATTAGTCTATATGAAAACATTAAAGAAAGTACCATACGAGCCTGTTTTCGTAGAGGGCAATAAAAACTACATTCCAACTACTATTGAAGTCAAAGATTTCAATAGTATGTATTCACAGGCTAAATTTTTATTTATATAATGGCAAAAGCTAAAATATTAGGTTACCCAAGAGAAGATGAGATAGCTAAAGGGGTTATGAAAATACATTGCCCTGGATGTAATCAACCACATTATATAAATACTAAACCTTATGCGCCAAATATTCCTGTTTGGGGATTCAATAATGATTTCGATAAGCCAACTTTCACCCCTTCACTTTTAGTAAGGTCAGGTAAGTATGTAAACCCTGATTTTATAGAGGACCCTGATTTCCCTAATTCTTCGACTATATGTCATTCATTTATAAAGGATGGAAAGATTCAATTCTTAAATGATTGCACACATAATATGAAAGGTCAAACGGTAGAACTACCTGATATATAATAAATGTTCAAAAACAAGACTTAAATTATGGATACATTAATTACTCAAGATTTTAAAACTATTTCATCGGATCCAACACAAACACTTCAAAGGTTTGATTTGGATGAGTTGGCACAATATACTGCTGAAAAATCATTTGACCCGGACGTAAGTAAAGATTTCAGATTATTCTTTGTAGGGCATGATGATGTTCATAATATACTAAAGCACGTTTTCGCTAGAGTAAGTAGCAGCTTGTATTTAAATATGTTTGGTTTTGATGATGAAGAGTTGAATGATATTATCTGGGAAAAGGTGATGAATCCAAATATTACAGTGATGATTACACTTGATAAATCTCAATCTGGCGGAATACATGAAAGAAAGTTATTGGATACTGATAGAGCAAAGAACTTAGCAGCTTTTAACTCTCATTTTGTAATTGGTACCTCTGCTACCAGCCAAATAAGCCACACAAAAGGTTTCGTAGCAGATGGAAAAGTAGGAGGGGAGGGTTCTACGAATTGGAGTGCATCTGGAGAAGGAACAGGGATTTTTGATGTTGCTAGAAAAGGATTCAAGGCTCAAAACAATACTCAGACAATTTTCACCGATAAGATTAATCTAAATAGGTTTACGAATCAACTTATTGTAGAACATATTGCTGCTGTAAAGCAAAAATAAAACATTTAAACTCTATGCGAATATTCAAGCTACTGATGGTATTGCTGATTACAGCCTTCGCCATCAGCGTTGCGTCCGCACACGCACCGACAATCAAAAGAACGAACCAAAGTGGTTATGTTAAAAAAGTGCAGAGTGTTGTGAATATTATAGTTGTATCAAACTATGTACTCGACTGTAACAAGTCTTTTGCTCAAAGCAAAGAATTGAATAGCAGCTTCAGTAACAAATGTGAGAAGCACTATAACTTCACTTGTAAAAAAAAATGCTACACGCAAACTAATGTGATTGTTGACAAGCGAAGTAGAACCATTCTCGATCCTGGTTTAACTTCTTATCATTTACTTTCAAAATGTTATAAATGCAAGCAATTGGTTATATTGAAACTAAATGATTCTAGACAGATAAGACCGCCAGTTGACAATAATTTTTCATAGTTCAAGAAATCATTGAGGTTAACACCACGCATATTTATGTGTGGTGTTTTATTATATAAGAACAAAACTATCAGGCAAATTTGTTATTTACTTTTTTCAATCTATCCTGTTCCCTTTGTTTCTCTCCAAGGGCATAATGTTTCATTGTAATAATTGTAGTAGAGTGCCCAGCCATCTCAGCAGCTGCCTTTATATCAAGTGCTTCAGCTGTTTCATCTAGATTCAAATGTTTTAGAGAATAGAAATCGGCAGTAATTCCTAGCTTATCTTTTACATGTACTCTCCATCTACGAGTAATCTGTTCATATCTTATCAGTTTTGGACCAGGAATCAAACCTTCACTGAATATATAATCACATTCCTTGGCATCTTTAATTAACTCTACCCAAAAATTAAGCGCTATATCCTTTATTGGCCTCCATACTTCTCTTTGGGTATTTCCTTTTTTTATTGTAGCCTTATACCTTTGGTTATCTATATCTATATCTTTATATTGTATGGCCAACAATTCTATAATCCTACCACCTGAATGAAAAAATATTTGCATAAATCTCCAAAAGGAATAGTAATTCTCTTTTAAATGTTGGTTTATTTTTATTCTCTGATCCATGGTCAATAGTTCCCTAAGCTTTCCAACAGTCTTTTTTTTACTGATTCCAATGACTGGATTAATATCTGTAGCTTCTATTTCCATCAATTCATTAAATAGACTCATTAGATAAGAACGAAACTTATTGTATCGATGTGGGGATGAGTTTAGTGATTCAAGGATATATTTAATATGTTTTCTTCGAACTTCACTAATTTTTAGAGCATTCAATCTAAGTTCACTACTTGCGCCATCAATTGCCTTAAGGCAGCACTTCATATCGTATCTAGTTGATTTCTCTACATTAACTTTTGTGAAAATGAATTGCAAAGCTTCTAACCATCTTGTATTAGTATCAATTTCTAATCCAGTAATAGGTACTTCTTTTTTTCCTGTTATTGGATTTAAATATTCATGTTGCAATAAATAAAGAAGTTCTTCTAACAATATTTTTACAGCAGATCTTCTTTCCGTTAATGTTTTAAAACGGTTTATTCCACCTTTTAGAATAATAAGTTTCTTTTTGTTGTTTGCCTTATCGTAAAAATAATATTGTATGTGCCAGTCAATATTAATACTTGCACCTGTCTTATCCCAATTCTTTGGGAAAACTGAAGGAGTGCTGCACTGGCAGCCATTGTGTAATTGTAACATTATTAACGATTTTATTAACGATTAAATAATGCTACAGAGCAAGTGAAGTTTTAAAAATTGGTGAAACCCTTTATTAATAAGGGTTTCACCTTGTAGCGAGGAGCAGACTTGAACTGCCGACCTTCGGGTTATGAAGGATGCTAACATAATATTTTTAACGCTAAAACCTAGTTCTGTAGCTTGTTTTATTATTCTTCAAATGCCTTTATTGGAATCCGAAATGCCTATAATTATTAACTTTATTAACGAATTTATTAACCCGATTTAAGCTCTGAAATTACCTTTTACACCTTTCTAAATATATTCGCCTCAATGCCATAAATCCAGTTGACATTGATGTTATATGTCACACAGGCCTTCATTATATGATTGACAGTAAAGTGTTGAGTACCTAAAGCAATGTTTCGAATGTTCTGCCTATTAATGCCTACAGATTCATAAAATTCAATCTGATATTTTATGACTTTACTTTGCTTCAGTAACTTTATCAGTTCAAGCATTTTTTTATCGGTAATATTTAATGTTTCTTTTTTCAATTAGTGTAATTAAATAAACTACTTTTAAAAACTATCGGAAACACTTTTTTTAGACATACTAAATTTCAAAGAGTGGATTATCTGTTGAATAGCATCCATTGACTTTAGTTGTATCTCCTTTTTACCTATTCCCCAAAAACCTGTTACCAAAGTCGAATCAATTGGCGTATCTATTGATCCGTTTTGCACAGGATGCTTATCAATAATATCCGACACAATGTATTTGTAACGATTATCTTTTACAAGTATGGTTAGTATGAAATTTACATTGTGGGAACCTGTCCCCGCCTTTAAATTTCCAGAAAATGTAGAGATACCTTTCGCAATAACCTCCCCATTATTACTATCGTCTAATTGTATTACATCTTTTGCAGAATTGAATGTGTGTACTATCCACTCTTTTGCCCTTGAGTATAACTCTGATTTCAAAGAACTATCTACTTTGATAATTTCCTCATACTTTAAATTTTGAGCTTTAATACAATTTGTATTAAAGAATAGGATTGCGAGAAATAAAACTACTTTTTTCATTTTATTTATATTTTATGTGAATGAAAATATTTTAAAAACGGGGTTACATCTCATTTTGATAAATAATTTTAGTTTATTAAACTAAAATTATTAGTACTTTTGAATCTAAATAAATTTTTATTCTTCTTACACCTAGTGAAAAAATAGAACTTTTAAAACTTGCAATTAATATTTCTAAAATGAAATACGAGTTCGATTGTCAAATAGAAAACATGACTCGGGATGAATCCATAAAAGAAGAATATGGCAAGCTGTTAGCTCTTATACTTTTGCCAGTAGCTTAATTCTTCTTTAATCTGTTCGTATGTCTTATTATGTACCGTGTAACTCAATGCCCCTCCATTTGTTCCAGTTGCAGGGGCATTGGTTCGTATTGCAATCCCCCCTTTACCAAGGTTCTCAATCCCACTAGCTAAAGTAATTTCAATAAATTTCATGACTCATTTTTTACTGTTGATAAAAATTTCTATATTTTATTTCTTTAAGAATATTGCTGCATATATGCCAATTATCATAAGTGCAAGTGTTAAGAATAAACCAACAAACCACTTTATCAAATCTACTTTCGTATCTGCAATTTCTTTTCGTATCTGCTCAATATCCAATTTAGTAGCAGTCATATTATCTTTTGAATTAACCTCCTCTAGTACGGTTTCTTCTATTGCTTGAGTAATTGCACGACTCTTTTCTTCGCTAAGGTTCAATTCTTTGCGAAGGGTATCATAAAGTTTTATATTTATTGTATTCATAACTTATTGTTTGTGTTTACT